TAATTAATGAATAAGGGGGTAAAAATGGAAAACAACTATTTTGTAAATATCCTGACTATTTTATTCGTTGGGTTCACTGTGGCTGTTTTTGGTTATGTTGCCTATGAACTCTTTAATATAATTGACGGCTTTTTTGTTCCGTTAATGCTTACATTCTTCTTTGGTGGCTTACTATTCCTACTTTTAAGCGTTCCCTGTTCTATTGCTATTACTGCGATTTCGTCTGTCGCAAGTCATTTTTTAGAGCGTAAAGAAAAACTAAAAGGGTAGAATATGCTTGCCTTATTAATTGAAATTTTTGGTTGGTTTTTTATTGTTGCTTGTATCTTTACTCTAATTGCAGATTCTATTGATTTTTTCAGAAATCTTTTTTAAAGGCGGTCTAACCGCCTTTTTACTTCCCAGCCAACGCCTTAATCACAAAATTTTCAATCATTTCAATATCTTCATCGGTAAAGCCTAACAACTCACGCTGATCGTATTTCACCTTCCAATTTTCACTTCTCACCACTCGACCTTCCAATCCGTATTGGTGAATTTGTGCAATATGTGCGTCACTGCCACTGTAACCCAACTCGATATTATCCCCAGCTGTTCTTAACTTCATAAATCGGGCCGACTTCAATTTTAAGAACATTGCATTTTGTTTAATCTTTCCCTTGCGTTTTTTACGTTGTACTTTGCGTGGAGTGTACGCCGTGCCGTCAGGATTTTGCTGTGCGGTAATACGTCTGCGTTGGCTACGAGCCAATTCACGCCCGATTTGTTGATATAGCAACCGTCGCCGTGGTTTGCTGATATTTTTGAGCAACGCATTAAACGCTGATTTAACCTTAATAATGTCGTCTGTCGCCATTATTCCACCGCTCCCATTCGCTCATACACCTTTTCCCCTTTCACAAAAATTGTCAGCCGTTCCATTGCTTGCCATTCGGTCGGTTGTGGCTCTTCGGCGTGGTGAACTTGGTAATGATCGCCTTCTTGTTTGACAATAACACGCTCGGTCAGCGGTATTTTGATGTAAATGTCGTGGGTGGCGTTGTTGTTTGGGTCAATTTCAAAGGTGATGCTGTCCTGTTTGTTCGGATTGGTCATCAGCTCTGCTTGTTGCAAGCGGACAAATTCCATCACAGGCACAAACAGCAAATCGGGGTGTTCTGGGAAATCTTCCACTACAATTTCTAAGTCGTAATGATATTGGTAACTGAGCGATGTCGCCCCTGTCGTCCAAATTTTGCCGTTGGCATAGTAAATCTGCAACTGTTCGGGATTTTTCGCAAAATAAGGAATAGTTTTGGTGAGCAAGTCACGCAGTTTGTCAGGTTTAATCATTTGCGATAGCCTTTTTGTTTGTATTCGTGAATTTGTTGGCACTCAATGCAACGAGTGCAACCTTGCACGTTTTGGCGACGAGCTTCGGGGATTGGTTCATCACAATCTTCGCAATGGGTCAGGCTGTAAGCGGTCGGTTTGTTGCGAAGTTTTGCAAGGGCGAACTCTCTTTCTTTTTCGGCAAGCTCATTGGCTCGGTCAATTTGGTCTTTCATCGCTTTTTCTCGTTGAGTTAAATAGCGATATTGTGAGCAACTGGCAAAGGTGGGGCGAATGGTTGTGGGTGTGGATTTGGTGGTAACAAAAAGCCCCGATGGGTCGGGGCGATGGAGTTAGTTTTTTGTAACAGGTTTAAGAGTTCCTTCTGCTTTTGCCTTTTGATAGGCTTGACGGAACTCTTTTAATTTTTGGCGTTTAAGTTCAACGGCGGTCATTTTTTTCATTATTCCCTCCTGTATAGGTCGGTGTTTTAATAATAAAGCAATCTTGTTGATCGCCTAAATTTGATACTGTTTCAAAGTCTGACATAAAGGAACTCGGATTGCAACACATTTTACTGTACATTCTTGCTAGTGATGGGCGATCTGCAACGAAAACATAGCAATCAGGCTTGAATAAAAGGTAGTGTTCATACACTAATTTTTCAAGGTGTGATTTCAGAGCTTTAATTTCCGTTTTACCAAATTGATGATTCAACGGTGGCGCATATAAATCTTCATTGCCTGTTTCAATATATTCCTTAACAGCAAATTTAATTGAATGTGTTTTTTTATGCTGAATGATTTCTGCAATAGTCGGATCTTGTTCTAAAAATAATAGCGTATCTTTATCATCAGAAAAAATTGCCATATAAGTGACATCGGCAATTTGAAATTCGGTAGAGATATAAACTATCCCACTATCGTTGTCTTGTGTTTTGGTAAAATGATAAGAGAGCATTTATCTGTAATATTCTGCTGTTTAAAAACTCAGGCAATCCTAAGATAAAGCTCTCTGTCTGTCAATAAAGTGATTATTCTGCAATACGCTTATTGTAACTTTCCACACACGCTTCCCAGCCTTGAATTTCCACCTGACAAAGCTCAATGGTCGTTAAACTTTGGTCCAGCGATTTTGCAAGATCAGCGTTGGTCTTTATCTCGAACTTGGGGCTGTGGCACTGTTTTATTTGGGGGCAAAGTAGCGGAATTGGCTTTACTGTTCGATACTGTACCGCTTCTTTGGTTGAGCAACCTACTAACGCCAGTAGGCACAGGCTGATAACTCCAAGATTGATTGTTTTCCAGTTCAAGTAAAATTTCATTGGTGCGTTTCTCCGCTTGGGTGAGCTTAGTTAAAACTTGTTGATGTAATTTATCCACCTGCTTTTGATACTGCAGAATATGCTGGTTTGCCTGTTCTAGCTGGTTGGCTAGGCTTTGGTTATCTGATCGCACTAAGGCAATTTCTGCTTGTTTGGCTTGGTTGTCCGCCTGCAGTATTTTGCGTTCATAACAGAGAAAGGCATTGACACATACGCCAATAATGACGGCGATAATCATCGCTTTGCCAAAACTTTTCTCAATCATACCGCTTATAATGCTAAACATAATGCTTTTTCCTTTTCACGTCGGATTTCTAAGCCACGCAGTTTTTTGCCATTGGCATAAACCCAACGGCTAAACTGTTCACACATGGCGAGGCTGTAGCCTTGGTTCGCCATTTTAAATAAAGTGGATTTTTGCATAGCTCCACAACCGACATTGAAGGTAATAGATGTCAAAGCATCAAACGCCCCTTGTGGCATTTTTTTGCCGTTTGCATAGCGGTTTACGCACTGTTCCGCTTCGGCTAAATCTTTTGCCCAGCGGTCAGCAATTTCTTTGTCGCTGTAAATTTTGCGTTCAATCTTACCGCTTGTGGCTTCAGTTGAACCAATGCCGACGGTGAGTACATTCGCAGGGCAAACATAAGGATCACGTCTGCACCCTTCGGCATTGCCGATAATCGCTAAGCCTTTTTGACTGGTGCGAATTTCAGGGTGGTTAAGTTGTACTAAGCCGATAATCGCCCCAATACTGCAGATCACTGCTCCGCCGAATTTAAGATTTTTGTTCATCGTCTAAAATGTCCTTTAAGTTGATTTTGTAACGCTCAAGGGCTTTTTCTTTCAGTTTGATTTCTCGGTCTTTGTAGTACCAATTCATCAATAGGGTAAACAAGCCGAATAAAATCCCCATAATCACGCCCCAATCGGAAAGGCTTAGGCTGGTTAAAACGGTCACGAATGCCCCCAATAGTGACGTGTTGTCATTTCTATCCATTTTGATTAATCCCATAGGCTCACCGTTTGTTTAGCCATTGTGGTTGTAGTGGTGATGTCGGGCATTTCGACCCGTTGCCCTATTTCCAAAATTGCCACATTTGCCAGTTGCGGATTGTATTCCAATGCAATTTCCACTAAGCCAGCCGTTCTGCCGTAATGCCTGAAAATCAGTTGGTCGAGTGTGTCGTGTTGGGTTGCGGTTAAAATCATTAGATAAGCTCCGAAATCATTCGGTGATTGCCTAAAATATCTCGCACCGCAAAATGATAATCTCGGCGTAAATCGCCTGCTGTATCTAATAATTCGTCAGACTTATCGTGTCCTTCTTTTGTACTGTCAAAACTCCGATAACGCTCGTATAAATTGGCGACGGTTAAACAAAAAACGGCTCTTTTGTAGTTATAAACCAAGGCACTTTCATTATTGATAAACTCATCATCGCAATCATCAAGGCTTGTTTTCCCTTCATCTTGATAGGATTTTCTAAAGGCGATCAAGTCTTTGTTCACGGTAAAGATAGCCTCTAGCAAGGAATGCTTTAAGCGTTCATTGGTGACGGTGCCGTCAATTCGCATTGCATTACGGACTTCAAGTAAGCGAATATCGGGGAAGAAGCCGTTATTAATGATAATTTCATCGTTAATTTCTGTCGGCTTTTGTGGCGTGGTTTGAGTATCAAGGTTCGCCACTTTGGGAATGCTGATAATATTGCTCATAATAACCTCGGCAAAGTGAGGGGTGGGGATATTTAAGCGGTCAGTTTCGCAAAGATTTTGCGAAATGCCGTAATATCCGCCCCTCTGTGGCGTGATACGCTCGGTTTCCTACTGATTATCAGTAGGCGATTGTTCTGTGGTCGCTTTTTCTAGTAGCTTTTCTATTTTTGCAATAGAACCTTTTACACCTACGTTAGCATCAAGTTCTAATGCACGTTTAAGATGAATTAAAGCCAGCTCAGGATCACTTTCTTTTTCCAATTCGCCCATTTCACGCAACAGTTTTGCCCGCACTTCGTCTGGCATATCGCTTTCAG